ACCAGGTGTCAAAAGAAAAAGATCCAAGACTAGCTAGGGCTGGGGTATCTGGTTACAACAAACCAAAGCGTACACCTAACCACCCTAAGAAGTCACACGTAGTTGTGGCTAAGGTGGGTGATACAATTAAGACAATACGTTTTGGCGAACAGGGTGCGAAGACTGCAGGTAAACCTAAGTCAGGTGAATCTGACAGGATGAAAAAGAAACGTGCATCATTCAAAGCACGTCACTCAAAGAATATTAAGAAGGGTAAGATGTCCGCAGCATATTGGGCAGATAAGGTGAAGTGGTAATGTGGATAGGAATTTTATTAGTATGTTTTGATCCTATGGCTTTATCCTGTAAGATCGTTGCAAAACCAGAACCCTTCTACAGCGAGGAAGCTTGCTTAAAAGAAGCAGAGCAAATTACCAACACAATAAGACAAGGTGGTGCTTATGCTACACCACACTGCCACAAGGTTGAGGGAGATAGTGCATAATGCCTTATAAGTCCAGAGCACAACAAGCAGCTGTAGCTATTGCTAAAAAGAAAGCTGCAGCTAAAAAGAAAAAGACTGGCATGTCTAAAGGCGGAGACACTATCAATGCTGCTGGTAACTACACCAACCCGACCATGCGCCGTAAGCTTGTACAACAAGTCAAGGCGGGTTCAAAAGGTGGCAAGCCTGGACAATGGTCTGCGAGAAAAGCCCAGATGGTGGCAAAGCAGTACAAAGCAAAAGGCGGGGGCTATAAATCATGAAGGCTCCCCAAAAGTCATTAAAGAAATGGACAAAGCAGAAGTGGCGCACAAAGAGTGGCAAGCCTAGTGCTAAAACTGGTGAGAGGTATTTACCTTCTGCGGCTATTAAGTCTCTTAGCGATTCTGAGTACGCAGCCACTACAAGAGCAAAACGAGAAGGCACTAAGGCAGGTAAGCAGCATGTGGCTCAACCTAAAAAAGTCGCAGATAAAGTAAAAAAATTTAGAGCAGCAGAGGGTGGTATGGCTAAAGGTAAAACAAAATGTCCTAAGTGTAAGGGCGCAGGATGTTCTCATTGTGGTGGCAAAGGTTATCATACTGGGATGAGTAAGGGTGGAGATATGGGTAAAAAACCTATGAATAAAGGTATGGCGGCTTTGAAGAAAGCAGCACCAGCAGTAGCCAAGAAAATGGGTTACAAAGGTGGTGGAGCAGCAATGCATCGTATGCCAGATGGTACTATGATGAAAGGTGCAAAGCACGGATATAAACACGGTGGACTAGTTCATTCCACTGGTAAGTTAAACACTGGCATTAGAGGATGTGGAGATAAATAATGGCTTCTTATAAAGATTATAAATCAGTTGCAGCTGCTCAAAAAGCAGGATCAATGTATTTCGTAGGTAAAGACGGTAAGAAAAAACTTGCTGTCACTAAAGAACAATTAGACGCTTGGAAAAAGCGTAACAAGGGTAAGTTTAAAGGTTCAGCACTTACAGCTTGGGCTAATGCTAAGGGTAAAGATATTGGTGGTCGTGACTCTTCTCCACGTCCTAAGCTACGTCCAGGTTCTGAGTCTGCAGGTCCAGGAATGGGTGTAATGACTAAGGCTGAAAAAGCTGAAGTAGATGCAGCTAATAAAAGAACTAAAGAAGCCAGAAAAGAAAAGGCTGGTACAAAGAAACGTACTTCTGCAGGACAAAAGTTTAATGCTTGGTACGATAAGAACGGTGACAAATATGGTACCATGAAAGAGGCTATGGAAGCTTATCAAAAAACTCTTAAGTCAGGTATGTCATACGGTGGCATGGCTAAAAAGAAAAAGATAGGTATGTCCAAAGGTGGTGGTATGATTGATATGAGGAAAACAGGGTTGTTCAAATGAAGCTAGAGGATAATAAGGTTGTAGACCATATTGGTACTGTTCTTGCTGAAAAAATTAGAGGGGAATGGCACACTAAAGATAATGCTGTCCTACAATTTATTATGGCTACAGAAGTACAGGACTCAGAGCCTGTAGCTGAAGAAGAGTACGAACTAGAAATGGTTCGTGCTCGTGATGAAAAAGGCCACTTTATTGCTGATGACCCCGACACTGAAGTAAATGAAGCTTGGGTAGTTAAGACAATCAAAAAAGCTATTAAAGGTAAAAAGTAATGTCATTCTTCAATCAGGGTAAACCAGCACGGATTAAATCTGTGTGGGGTCACAATAACGGTACTACATATGAGACTGTATATACTTGCCCTGCTAACTGTACAGCAGAATTGACGTTTGTACACGTAGTCAATGGCGGTGGCAGCACTAACTCTGTAGATGTTGAATGGTATGTATCAGCAGACAGCTACACGTCACACTTTCTCAAGGGTAAGTCTCTAGGTGCTAGTGACTATATTACCTTTACTGACATTGACTTAGTGTTGCAGCCAGGTGACGAAATACGTGTGACACCTACAAGTGCTGGTCACATCGACACAATCCTTACTGTAACAGAAACCTTTGTCCCTGTGGGATAACGGGGTTGCAATATTAGCAATAGTGTAGTATAACTATATGTGTATAACTAGTCTTCGTAAGCTGCAATGCAGCAATTTATGGAGACAACAATGAGAAAATTTTTTGAGAGACTAATCGAAGCACGTCAACGTCAAGCTGATGCCCGTATCGCAGAGATGCACTTGTGGAGAATGTCAGACCGTGAATTAAACGATCTTGGTATTGGACGTGGAGATATTAAAAGAGTAATACACGAAGGTGTGAAGTGAGTTCTTTGGGAGGAGACTCGTGGACCCAGTTACAATAATTAGTGGGGCCACAGTCGCCTTCAACGCACTTAAAAAAGGTTTTGCTATTGGCAAGGATCTGCAGGATATGTCAGGCCAGCTAACACAGTGGGCAGGGCATATGGCAGATCTAGGCCAGGCTGAAAAGCAAGTAAAGAATCCTCCGTGGTGGAAATCATTAAGCGGTTCTGTAGAAGCAGAAGCAATAGAAATCTTTGCCGCAAAACGTAAAGCAGAGTCTATGAGAAAAGAACTTAAGTCTTATATTAGCTTTACAATGGGGCCATCGGCTTGGGACGAGTTGATAGCTATCGAAGGTAAGATACGAAAACAAAAGAAAGAACGAGAATACCGTAAGGCTGAATTGCAAGAAGCAATTATTACTTGGACACTTGGTGGATTGTTATTTATCGTAGGTGTTGGTGTAATGGCCTTTGTGTTATATATGGTGGTGTAATGGCTAGAAACTTAACAGAAAAACAACAGAAGTTCCTTGATGTACTTTTTGAGGAAGCTGGGGGCAACTTAGTTACAGCTAAAAAACTGGCTGGGTATGCTGATGCTGTTACTTCTAGGCAAGTAGCAGAACCACTTTCAGAAGAGATTGCAGCACTGACAAAGAAGTTTATCGCTTCGTCTGCTACAAAAGCTGCATACTCTATGTTTGAAGTTATGAACAATCCGACAGATCTAGGAAATAAAGAAAAGATGGCAGCTGCAAAAGATGTCCTAGATCGTAGTGGCTTTACTAAGACAGAGAAGGTAGAAGTCTCTGCCGCAAGTCCGCTGTTTATCCTGCCACAAAAAGATAATGAAGACGAATAAAACTTGGACGTTACCTAAGCCAGACTTTATAGATGGTGAGTATGTCTGGAAACCTGTGGTAAGATTGGGTAGCCATGTACCATTTGGCTATAGACAAGACCCAGATGATCGTGATATACTATTACCAGTTTCAGAGGAACTAGAACTATTTGAACTGGCTAAGAAACACCTTAGACGTTATAGCTACAGAGAAGTAGCTGCTTGGCTCAGTACACAATCTGGAAGATATATCTCCCACGTAGGTTTATACAAGAGAGTAAAACTTGAGCGAAAACGTAAGACAGAAGCTGCAACTCAACGCTACCTCGCCCAATGCTATAAAGAAGCCCTCGAAAAAGCGGAAAGGCTCGAAGGTAGACTCCTCGGTCAAAAAGAGTACACCAGCTCAACCGAAGCCTGAAGAGCTAGACTTTGAGCAGGTTGCACAAGAAGTTATATTTGAGCCTAATGCTGGTCCACAAACTAGCTTCTTGGCTGCAACTGAACAGGAGGTTCTTTATGGAGGTGCTGCTGGTGGAGGTAAATCATATGCAATGGTTGCCGACCCTGTACGCTACTTGGGGAACCCAAATGCGAGAATGCTTCTTGTGCGCCGTAGCACAGAAGAACTTAGGGAACTTATTTCGGTAAGCAAACAACTTTATCCCAAGGCAATCCCTGGAATTAAGTTTATGGAAAGGGACAAGACTTGGGTAGCTCCATCAGGTGCTACATTGTGGATGTCAT